TCTGAATGATGCATCGTTTAAGATTGTTTGGTTAATAGTTGCTGCTCTCATGAATTGGGCAAACTGCTCTTCATTCAATAATGCTTTTGCAGAAGCCATATCTGTTCTCATTGACTTAAAGACTTCTCTTTCATTTTCGTTTACAATTTGGGATAAAATATGTTCGTTTACCATAAGGATTACACTCCATTATTAGTGTTTTCTGGTACCGTCTGCGTTACGGCCCATGATTTCATAAATATTAACTGGCTTGGATTTCTGTGCTTCCAAGTTATCGTGGATTGGTTCTGCTTTACTTTCACCTTTTTCGGCGACAACTTCTTCTTCCACGGTTTCTTCTTCGACTTCTTCAGCAACTTCTTCTTCGGTTGCTGGTTCTTCAACTTCTTCTTCCGGTGCTTCTTCGGATTTTTCCGCAACTGGTTCTTCAGTTACTGGAGTTAAAGCTTCGGTTAAAGTCTTGGTGAACTCTTCCTGCATGGATTTTAAAGCATTGGAAAATTCGGTTTTGGTTTCTTCGAGTAAAGTGTGTAAATCTGCTACTTCACTTTTCAAAGCCTCAACTTCTGCTTCCTCAGTCATACCCATTGCAGAGAGTACTTTGCTTTTTAATGATTTAACATCTTCTTGGTTTTCCATTATATCACCATTTACTTCACAGAATTCACTGTCATGCAAGCACGGGGATTTAACAAGGCTCACTGACAATACTACTGGGTCAGGAACATCCTTAATCAAAGAATTACCTGAACTACTAACATCTTTACAACTACAAGGCAGTTCAGTATCTGGTTTGCTTTTTAAAGCTTTGAGATATTCATCTGCTCTTGATTGAGTGAAGACACTTGCAGAGTAACCAGTATAACCACCATTCCTTGCATTATCAATTGCAGTCGGGTCAGTTATCTGTGAAGTTACAAACCATGAACCTTTAGGATAAGTCTTATCTCCATGTAAAGTTGTCATGGTAGTGTCTTCGGTTAGTAAGAATGAGTCAATCGGAGTACCTATTTTAACTCCGCTTTTAGTGAGACCGTGCTCATGGTCAATGAACTGATAACGTTCATATGACTTAGCGAATTCACGGATTTGTTGTTCAGTCAATGGAGTCTCACCATTCTTAAAGTCACAGTCACGAGCTTCAGGTATCATGACAGGTGCAGTTAAGTTGATGGTTCCATCGCTGTTTTCGGTAATGAATTTCATAAGATTGAACATGTGAAGATTAAGGTATCTTCATATTACAGTTAGAGAAATTAGAAAAAAAGAAAAAAAGAGTTTAATTGATTTTGATTAGGTCACTTTCATGGAACTGCTTCATGTCTGGTGGGGCAGCATATCCATAGGGCATCACGAATGGTGCATTACTGCACCGACAGTTAATCCATTCCTCTATTGGTCCTGACTTGTCACCAGGATAAGCCAACCCATTGGAGTAGGTGTCACCCATTCGGATTATCTCACGATTGACATTGCCGGTTGCATGACCTTTGCCTTTCTTACCTTTGGCGGTGCCTCCGTGACTTGGTCTTGTCCGATGATCTATATGTGCAATCCATTGAGTGTACTCAACACCAACTTCATCATAGGTTCTCATTACTCCTTGGTTATGTGATGTGTGGATTTCTGTTCTTGCAATCCTTACTGACTCCCAGTCACTTAATTGGTTGTATCGTTCTCGTATGTCTCTTGCGACTTTATCGATACCTTGTCCGGATTTGTAACCATTAGATAGTATTTCTCGGATTTGTTGGCTTACTCTTGTCAATGTTCTTTCACTGGCAATGAATAGTGAGTTGAGCAGGTCATCTTCTGCCCATCGCAATGTTCCGAATAGGTTGTCGACTGCTTTCATCTTGATTCCTTTGATGAAGTCACGGATTCCTTTTTCAGCATGTAAGTGACCGGACAGTTCCGCCAATCGGTAGGCTTCTTCCATTCCTAACTGGTATTCAATCAATGCATGCTTTTGAAGTATCTCACGGTATTCATCGATACTGTCCATCACTGGCTCGACTATCAAATCCATCTGCCCTTGCACCATCTGATAGTCTGACCAGTATATTTCAAGGTTAGCCAATACTTCCTTGCGGTTCTTTCGGAAGTATTTCTTTAAAGCATTGGTTAATTGCTTCTCGTTATTCAGTGACCTCTTCTGGCTTATCTTCGATGCCAGCATCATTCTGTTTGTAGTCTTCAAGCGGTTCACCTCTCAATCCTTTCTCAATCTGTTCAAGTATGCTGTCTTCTTCAAGAGATGGGGCTTCTTCGGTTTCGTACCATACTTTCTCCAATGGAACATTGTTGATGTATCTTGCATCAAGGTAGTATTCATCGTCAGTGTCTGATATTGTCAGTCCGAATTTAGCACCAAAGTTTTCGATAAGGTCACGGATTGTCATTGCTCCACGTTGGAACAGGAATTCTGCTAATGCTAAGTCTGCAGTGTAGTCTACTGGCGCTACATCTTCAATGACGAACTTCCAACTTGTGACTCCGAGTTCCGCACCTATCTGATTGATTAATGCTTCACATTCCGCCTTGATTGGCGTAATTGTACCGTACTTGTAACTGTTTCTTGTCACTTGACTGTTGGTTCCGTTGAGATTGCCACTGTCGAATATTCCAAGACGTGATGGGTCTACATGGTGAGCATGAATTACTTCATCTCTTGTGTCTTTACGGTACATTCTGAAGTGGCCTTCTTCGGCTTGCACAGATAGTGGAGTTATCTTCAAGTCAACATTTCCTTCTTCACCCTCTGATGGTATGGTGATACATATTGCACTGTGTGGATTACGGATTACTTCTTTTATCTGTTGACCAATCTTATAACGGAGAGTTTGTGTTATATCATAGTCTTCATTGACTGTGCCGTCTTCATTGTATGGTTCTTCATCGTAGTCGGCGAAGTCACCTGTGACTGTGATTGCGAATTTTGGCATTCCATAGTTTTCAAAGAAACTGTTGTTGTATTTGACTGCACCGATGTCACCTTTGATACTGCCGAGGCAACTGACTATTGGTGGCCTACCATAATAGTCTGTTCCTGGTGCATACTCCATAGTCCATAACAATTCATTCGCTTTACGTTCAGCAGGTAATGTATTATATGGATAGAATGCACCGGTGTCTGCATCAACATCAACAAGATTACCATCATTATCATAATTCTTGCCGTAGATGACAAACCATACACGGTCACCAGATGGTGTTGTGTGTAGTACACGTTTCATGTCTGTGTGTCTTCTGAGTGTCTGTGCAGGGATATGTTTTAGTCTGACGATGTCGGATTTGCTGGTGTCTTCACGGATAATTTCAATTGCACCGTAACCTATTGACCGCCTGTCATAAACCATTCTCTGTAATTGTGTGTTAATGCTTGGAGTTGAATTGTCCAGTACTTCAAAGAATCTGTCCTTTTCAGCTTCCACAGGTTCAACACCTTCAATAGGTTTCAAGGTATAATCAACACCGGATGAATCCACTGCTACTGCTTCCACACAACTTGCATGGTAAGTGTACAAGTCAAGTAATGCGACAAGGTCATAGGGATTGTACTTTGGATTGAGTATGGATATCCCTTGCTTTAACGGGTCACTTATTTCCTGCTTACTTCCAGTTGCAGGGTCAATGTTCGCTTTCATCGCATGCCTATTCAACTCTAATTGGTCGACTACATGCACTTCATCGTCTTTGTCTACTGTCACTATAAATGAATCTGATTTAGTCATAAATATCACGCATTAATCTTAGAACCTTTACGGCTTAACCTTGAACCAAATAAACCACCACGCCACATGTCAGGACAATGGTCATCTACTTTCAAAGGTTTATCTTCACCACGTTGCTGTGCCTTAGTATCCCAACAATAAGTCTGTGCCTGAGTAATACTGTTAACACAGGACTCATGAATAAAGAACCTTTGATTGTTGAACAGGTCCTGTATTCTTGTTATGTCCTTGAATGTGTCTGGGGCATAGGTTCGTACTTTCATCTTGATACGTTTGTCCTGTTTGCATTGGGCTTTCAGACTTGCTGCATCGTGTGGTAAAAATAATGTGCTTCGTTTACCAAGGTGGTATTTGTTTTGTAATCGGAGTATGTCTTCTACTCTATCACTATCTGATTGTGCCACTCCTTTCTTTGTTGCATCGTAGTAGGTTTCTTCTTGCAAGTAATATGTGTTGCCTTGTTTTGTATCCTTGCAGATGCCCATTACTCCGAATGTTGTAACTGTTGATACTCCATAGTCACAACAGATGTTGGTTTCATCGAATGTCTTTGATAGATCGTCATGGAAGACATGGATGTTTTCATCGAAACTATCATAGATTACTCCCTCAGCTATTACCCATTGTCCGAGTATGTTCCGTTTGTAGTTGACTTGGCTTTTACGGTTGACTCTTTTTAATTCTTCGATGTATCGTTTGGATAAGTGTAGGTTGTCTTCTAATGTGAAATGCCAACACTTAACGGTACCTGATTCTAGGAGTTCCTGGTTAGTGATGTAATCGGTGTAGATGAAATGGTATGGTGATTCAGGGTTCATTGTCCAGAACATTTGTGCACCATCAACACTGCATCTTGTTATTGCCATCTCTACAGTGTTCTTGCTTGCTGATGTCAGTTCATCTGCATACCAACCACCGACTGTCATTCCTCTTACTTTCTCTGTTGCTCCTTCATCACTGAAACCAATTAACCATATCTTCTTGTCTGCGATTTCAATGTAGTTGTCAAACTTACGGTACTTGTAGGGTATACGGCCATCTATCATTCTGATTAAATCTCTGACTACATTCCTTTCGATGGTGTCTCTTGTTTTACCACTTATCATGAATTCGTAGTAGTCTGAGTCTAGGACGAATAGTAGGAATCGGAATGTTGCAGCGATTGTCTTACCACTTCGGACACTGCCGTGGGCTATGTTGATGAATGCATCGGAGTCATAAATGAATGATTGTGCTTTGTAACTGAATGCTCCTAGGTGCAAGATGTTATTGTTGTTTGTGTTTGTCCCATTCGGCTTTGCTTGCACGGAATGCCTCCAGTAAGTTGTCTACGTTTTGATATTCTACTTTAGTGTTAGAGTCGACATCTGCTTTGACATTATAGTTCTTATCTTTACCAGTTAATTGAAGTAAACTGTTGACTGCATGGTTTCTTCCTTTAGTTGCAGATTCTGCTTGATGTGGAGTGAAGTTGCCCATCATCTTTGAGTTTTTAACAGACTCATCCACTTCTTTGAAACCTCTTTTGACACATTCATAAAAATAAGGTAAGTCTTCGGTTAATTGTGCTGCAAGGTTTTCTTCAGCTAATCTGTTGACTTCATTCCTTTTGCTTGACCTTCTCGCATCCCAGTTATGTTTTTCATCACAAGAAGTGTTTTGCCCCTTACTCCAATGTTGCAATTGATTAAGGCTAGGAGGTTTGCCTTTCCTAACATCATCAGGATAAAAACAAATAGGATGTTTTGACAAATACTCTTCAAAATCCTGGCGAGTTTCGGGCAGGGTCTTGGCATGAAGTTTGTCAAATGCATATTGTAATAATTCAGCGTAGTCTTTTAAATTTCCATTGAAAAAAAAGTATGGTTCCAAATAACATCGTTCCCTTTGTACTTCGCCTTTTTGGCATTCGTGTATTGGTTCGTGCCATTCGGTTATTGCCATATTATCACCAATATTAACATTGTTATATTTTATATTCTCTTTGAATGAATGAATTATATTACTTCATAATGTTAAAGAATACATTAATCACAATAGTCAATACGGTTAATGCTACGCCAACATAAGCCATTAGGTTTTTATTGTTCTGTTTCTGCATTTTGAGTTCAGTTTCAATCTTGGTCAACCTTAACTCCAATGCTTTGTCATCGTTTCTTGACTGTTGGATTAATTCGTTAACGTTCTCACTTATCTTATCCAGTTTTTCATCCATTTTTTCTATCTTGGTTTCAATATCATTTAATCGTTTTTCCTTGTATTCGGCTTTTGCTTCAAGGTCTGCTATTTCTTTTTCCTTGATGCAGACGTAGTCATTATGCTCCATCGTCATCGCCTGTAATGTATTCATCGTTTAATACTGGAGCATCATTATCAAAGATTTCAGTTTCAGATGCATTTATTGTTGGTTCAGCATTATTGCCGAATAAACTATTATGGTATTTTGCATTGATGTATGCAAATGCAGTAAATACAATGAATCCTATTATTTGGGTTAAGATTGTTTGATCTATTCCCATTTGGAGCAATGTTGCTCCCCATTTACCGAATATTGTTCCAGCTATCATTAGTATAATTGAGTTTATTACTGTTGTACTATTTCCGATTGGATTATCCATAGGTCCATACTCCTTGATTTTTTATATGATTGCCATAGGTGGGATTTGAACCCACTGTGAACAAGGCACCAATATATCTTACCATATATAGAGGTAGAATGTGTGTACTTGAAATTTGAACCATATTCGCTATGGCATATGGATTATAGCGGAGGAAAAATTGACTGAATAATTTTTAGAAGTGAAAAAATATGATAGAAAATATATATGTATACGGCTGAACAACTCTATTTTTTCCCCCGCCATAAGCTTTTAATGTAGTAACTCTTTTGGTTACGTTCTTTAATGTATATGGAGATTGTTTTGATTGAATTGTCTTGTATGATGAGTCCGCATTCTGTGCAGAATGTTTCGTCACGATGGGTGTCGTGGAGTACCTTGTCTGATTTGCATTCCGGACATTTGATGTTGACTGTTTTCATACTATCGGCATATTCATATTATAGTTAGAGAAGTTAGAACATTGTTAGTCCTAATCTTCGTTTTTCGTTTTGTACGATTTCTTGTTCTCTTTGTTCATCGGTGTGTTTGTGTGGGCCGATTGTTCTTGTGCCTAGTTGTGTTTGGTATAATCTGTCTTTGTTTTTGTTTACCCATCGGAGTCTTGCCTTTGTGTCCTGTTCTTTTTTTGCGTTGGTTCTGCATTCATCGGAGCAGTACATTTGTCTGTTGTGGTGTTTTGTGTAGGTTTTTCCGCAGTATTGGCATTTTGCTTTGGGGTATTTGATTTCAACTTTCATAAGTATCGTCTGATATGGTTGTGATTATTCGTTCGGCTAATTTCTTCCCTATTCCATCGATGGAAGTTAATTTCTGCTCATCAAGATACAGTAAGTCTTCCAGTGTGTGCAGGTCAAGTTGGTTTACGATAGACTGAGCTTTTTTGCCACTGATACCGTACACACAGTATGCAAGGTAGTTGAATGCAGGGTTTTTGTGTTTCTTTTCGAATTTCTTCACTATCGGTCTGTTTAACAGACATTTTTCTGCTTGGATTTGCATTCTGTGGTAGGCTTCGTTGATGAACGGACTGTATGACTCTATCACAGTGGTGTATCTGTTCAGTGATGCGATTGCGGAGTTGTACTGGTAGAGATTGACCGGTTGGTAGTGTTTTGACATTGCGATCGCTTTGGCTCTTGCGTGGTCATCCCCGCAGATGATTACGAAGTGGTGGTTGTATGCTTCGCTTTGACTGATTGCTTGGTTGAATACTCTACCACTTTGTATTGATGAAATAAAGTCCGCAACTAACTTGAACTCGAATACCACTGACTCTTTGCCGTTGGTGAAGATGTAGTCGCCGATTGGTAGTTCGGCGATTTCCACAGTGATTCCTTGACTGGTGAAATATTTGGTAGCGGATTCTCTTCTGTCCTTTTCCCTACTGTCTATTGTCACCTTTAAGGTCATGTATGTCACCTGCTAACTTGTTTATGTCATCTGTTAATATTGACAGACTCATTTTGACTTGGATTAATTCTCTAGTCACTTTGTCGAATTGTTTGTCGATGTTACGGTTGAGTCTGCTTATTTCTTCGTAGTGGTTTAATGTTTCGCATAGTTTGGTTGCATCTACTCGGTTGTTTAGGTTGTAGGAATAGCCGTTTCCATAAACACGGCTACCTTGCACGCGATAGGTGGATTCACTCT